AACCTCTCGTTGGCCCTGTTTCGCATGATCCTCACGTCCTGTTTCTGGTTGATGCCTCTGTCGTAGTCGTTCACAGGAGTGAATGCGTCTGCGCCGTCCACCCTGGCGGAGATCTGGTTGCCGGTGCTGTTGAATATGGTGCCCACGATGTGGAATGCGTCAAGGGTGACCGCTGAGTCGAATGCTTGGAGGTTACCTATGGTTGATGAGATCCTGTTGGAACTCAATCCGTCCAGGTCCAACTCACCGTTGAACGCACTGGAGTTACCGGCGCTGACCGCGTAGTCCCTCTTGCTCCCTGACGACACTGTGTTGTTCTCGAAACTGTAGAAACTGTCCTGCGTGTCATCGACTGTGTCTGCCAGGAACACACCTATGGCCCAGTGGTTGCCTGAACCATCCGTGACATTCTGTTCGTCCGACGTGGTGAAGTCCTCACTGGAACCGCTGAAGTCCCACACATTGAGGCTGTTGAGGGCACTGGAGACCCTGGTTGGTGTGCCGTTGACAGTGATTGAGAAATTGCCTGCCTTGTCAGTTATAGATGAAACGTTGCTACCACTGAGTGAATAACTTGATGTGTCTGCGGCATCGATGTGAAAACTTGTGGTGACGCTGTCTGAAGGATCCCAGTTGCCGCCCACTGTGATGATGTGTCTGTGTATACCAAGAGGCATCTAGTCCTCCTATGATGACCTGTAGTCCTTGGCAATGTTGCCCAGGAAGTTGGTTCCGTCGTTGATGATTGTGACAACGTCTATGTCAGCGGCACCGGTCGAAAGTGTGCTACTGTTGGATGGGAACTTCACGGCCGAAGAACCGTCAGTGCCGAAAGTGGCCGTCCTTGAACCTGTGCCATCCTGTGTGATGATTAACGTAACCGTTCCACCTGTTGGTAGGTTTGCGATGTTGAATTGTGTTGATGTTGCCAGTGTGACCTTGTGTACGCTGGCCGTCGCACAGTCAACTGTGATGGTTGAACTTGATGTGAGTGTGTTGATCTTCTCAATGTACCCTGCGTTGAACGTGAATGGACTTTGTGCTATGACACCACCTGTTCCATTTGCTTCAAGTTCTACGTTTTCATTTGATCTTGTGCCTGTGATCTTGTTGTCAATTATTTTTATTGCATCGTTGGCAAGGAAACTGGAAGCAGTCACACTCACTATGCCTGATATGTTGTCAGCCAAACTTGCAGTCAAGGCAAACGCCGCCGCTTCAATGTTGATCTCGTTGGTTGTTCCTGTGACCTGTAGGCTCTGTGAAGCAAGTGCCACACTGCCTGTGCCTGTGTTACCTGCTGTGTTGAGTGTTCCACTCAACGATGCTCCGCCGACTGTTAGTGTTCCGTCGATGCTGACGTTCTCGTTGATGTTGATCTGTGTTGAATCCGTAGACGAAATGCTTGTGCCTTTTATCTGTATTCCGTCGATGTCAACACTTCCTGTTCCACCCGCGTTTAGTGTAAGGTCTGCGTTTGATGGTGCTGATATTGTTGAACCTGTGAACGTGATGTCACCTGTTGAACCACCACCTGCGTTGTTGTCAACGTAATCTTTTACTGCGGCACTTGTTGGAATTGTTGTGTCATTGTCATTTGATCCAATGCCCTCTGATTCCGTTACAACAACTGCGGCCGTCATGTTGCCTATGTCAATGTTCGAAATATTATTACCTGTTGCATTGGCATCAATGGTCTTGTTTGTGAAAGTTAGGGTGTCACTGGCTATGTTGGCATCCTGTGCATCCACGTAGTCAATAACAGCACCTGCTGTCACGAGTGCTGTGTCTGAATCATTTGATGCCAGCGATTCCGCCACTGTGATTATTGCACTCGCCTTGAAGTTGTCCACTTCCAAGTTTGAAACTGTTGTTGAATCTGCGTCCATTGTGCTTATTGTGAATGTTCCTGTCACGACAAGGTCACCGTCCACTGTCACGTTCTCGTTCAGGTTGATCCTTGAACTGTCTGTGCTTGAAATACTTGTCCCATTGAAACTCAGTGCTTCAATGTTCACGCCACCCGTGCCATTGCCAGTGATGTCCACTGAACCGTTTGTGGCTATCGAAGTGATTGAGTCACCATTTATTGATAGTTGGTCTATCTCTATGTTACCTGTTCCGTTGGCCTGTAATTTCAGGTCACCGTTCGTTACGTCGGTGGCTATCAGTCCAGAAGAACCGTCCCTGACCAACGAGTAAACTTCGGTGAAATTGTTGTTGATCTTGATCATGGCCGTACGTAAAGTATCGCCCGTGGCCGGATTGCCCAGTGTTCCTATGTCTATGTTAGTTCTCGCCATAATGTGTTATTCGTATTTATTAAATAGTAATATGTTCATAGAAACCCTAAAGACGATGAAGTTGTACAAGAGGGAGAGCAAACTAGGCACCATGCACAACTACCACAGGAAGAACCTGATCTATGTGTTCAAGTGCGATGCCTGTTCAGAGACATTCATGAGACCAAAGTCAAAGGTTGATCCAGATCGTGCTTCAAACGAATACAAGCACGTGTGTAGCAAATGTGATTCCAAGAAGTTCGCACAGAGCGTGGGCGTCAAGATGCGTAAAGTTTACCAGTTGGACGCCAGCAGTACCAAGGCCCTATAACTGTTTCCATTTGATGTCATCACGTGATCCTGTTATCCATCTCTGCAGGTCAGCATATATGCCACACTTGATGTTTGGCTGATCGAAGTACCAACGCAGGAATGGATTGCCTTCGAGGTATTCCTTGCGATTAATAAAATAGAAATTTGTTCCAGGAAACTTTCGGAATGTTTGCCTCAGTTGGTACATCCATTCGTATTTGAGATAGGCCTTCATGCTGGCCCTGTCTGGATAGTTGATTGAATTCTTGTATATGTTGTTCTGTGTCCTGCTGGGTGTGTCCATCTCCCACTGCTGGGCACCCATGATATCAAATGCCATTATCACCACGTTCTTTATTCCAGACTCCGCGGCCATCAAAATCGCACTGCAACCAGAACCTCGTGCCTTACTGAAATCATTTGTTTTAATCTTGCCACCTTTCTTGACGTCACCACCACGCCATACCCTGTAGATCTTTAGGCCATCTGGCACATCATGTTCATGGTCGCCTTCACAGATGTAGTTCCATTTGCTGATGTCTTGTGGACCGTGGATGTGTGGAGACTCCTTGCCGTTGTTGTGCCACTGGGCCAGTTCTTCGTACATGGGAGGATTCACCGCCACTATGTGATCACACAGCATTGGATGGTCTCGGTATATGGCGTTACAACCATATATCACGCCGTGTCCTTTTAGTTTATCTATTGGAAAAATATTTCTTGATTCACCGTTGCCTATTATGAAAGCGGTATCCATTATATGCCAAACGATTCTCCGCAACCACACGAGCTTGAGCTGTTGGGATTGGATATCTCAAACTGTGACCCAAAGGTCTCCTCCACCCAGTCGATCTTGGTGCCCATGACATACAGCAGTGAAGTCTCGTCCACAACGAACCTGCCTGTGCCCCAGTCCTCAATGTGATCGCCTTCAGCGACACTTTCTTTGGTGTCGGCGAATCCCCACTCATATTTGAATCCTGCACATCCTCCACCCAGCACCGCCAGGCTCACGGCGTACTTGCCCGTGTTCTTCTCGAGTAATCTCTCTATCTGTGCTTTTGCACTGTCAGTTATTTCAAATGGTTTCATACTATTAATTATGCTTATTTCCCACCACTGTTTTGTATTCCCACCGACATCCAGAACCTAGTCGCATCTCGTTTGATTTCAAAACTCATGTAGGCGTTCTGGTCCTCCCAGTGGTTATTGGGATTTTCAATCTCTCCCGCGGGCTCGAACCACCAACCCCACTTGCCTTCGCAGTTCCTTTGGCACCAATCTATGCACTCGCTCATCACACCATTGCTGTTCATGTCAACGTTGTACTGGAACCTTTGCATGTATCCACAGTCATCTGGTACTGTGTCTAAACTTGGTGATACTCTCTTTATGTTTACTTTTCCAAACTTCTTATTCATCGAGGCCTACCCTTTCAAGCAGTTTATGATTCTCATACAGCATTCCGAGGTTATACCTGCCATCCTGCACGTTGTAGGGTGAACAGAAGTTGGTTTCTGTGTTGGTCTTTTTATGGTAGTGTGGCCCGTATGCGAAATGTACCACATTAGTCTTTTCAAGTCCCATGATATCACACCATTTTGACTGTTGATCTCTGTATTTGTTTGTCATGTGGTCCAGGGGAAAGTTGTTCATTATTTCAAAACCCAATCCTGCCGCCAACCTGTTACTGATGTTCTCATCGTTGCTCATCTGCATGGGATCACTCAGTTTGTGTTTGGTCAGTCTCAGAGCGATCTTGGCACACTGCACTGGGAATGTCTTGCTTAGGCTGAAAGTTATCTGCTTGATACAAGATGCAGAGAGGTCCATATCCACTGTCTTGTTCATGCTGTTAGGCAAGTAGATGAAGTCTAATAAAATTTCAACTCCCAACCTCTCACATTTTTCTATCAGTTCATCCAGCATCTTATGTTTCCTTCCGTACAGTGCAAAGGGACAACTAACTATGCAGATATCGCCATCTCGTATGTCATCATCTTCTATGTATGACCATCTGTAATCCAATTTCGACCAAATATCCATATGCCACCAATATTCACCCTTGAAAACTCTGAAACGCTTGTTACGGTTCATCATGTAGAAATTTAGGAACGATTCCTGGGTGCCTTGGCTGTAACAAGCGTGGCTGAACAGTTCTAGGTTCTTGAGGGCATAGTTCTTCCCGTTCGATCTTTTGATCCACTCCATCCATCCCTGTTCATATTTCTCAACAATCCATGGATCCAGCAAGTGTTTGTTTAAATTTATTTTTTGTATGAACTGAATTAATTCTGGATCCTTGATACTGTTCCCACTGCTGAATATACTCTTGTAACGTTGCCTAACATTATCAAAATCCATGTTGACCTTGTCGACACTTCCTGGATAGGCCCACACATACTCGCCAGGAACATCCAGACACCTCTTGCCACTGGCCATGCTCAGCGTCCATGCTATGCTTCTTATCTTGTCTAGTTTTGGTTCAGTCTTTTCCATGCTTCTGTGTAATTGTTATAGTCCTCCTGCCAGTTTGGATCATTGCCGTTTTTGAGATGGTTCTGCTCTAACGTCCACCTAAGTACCGGCATTTCGAATTGGAGCTCGAAGTGTCCCTTTGGGCCAAAGAACAGACATGAGTCTATTTTCTCTTTAGCAGTAACGTATGTTCCTCCCCATACCAATTCCTTGATGTCCACACCATCTATTACGACACTTTCCAATTCAAAGTTCATGTCCTTCATAATGTTTTGCTGGTCATCTGTGATCGTGTCACTGTCCTGTTTGTTCACGAAATATACTTGCAACAGATTGTTACCCGACCTCTCTGTGAACTGGGTGCTCATGCTTGTTTTAACTTCTGCCTCTAATAATTTTACATCGTTTATAACCACTGCCAACGTTGGCTTCTTTTCAGTGCTAGTGTTAATATTTTTAAATTTAAAATCAATTTGTTTCATCTATCATCCTTCTTGTTAATATCTCGTTTTCCAACAGTTCCGTGACACAAATTCTGTTTCTGTACATGGATTGGTCATGATCCAGCCCGTACGCCTGCAGGATGTCACGTCTTCCATACTGTTCCCATTCATTATCGCCCTCCGCGAATATAATGGTCTGGCTGGGCTCCAACTCTAGGTAGTCTGTCACTGCTTTGTATAATGACTGATATTTCTTGTACACGTGATCACTTCGGAATCTATCGATAAAGTGCAGACCTATGCCAGCACTGATCCTGTTGTCGTAGTTGATATTGCTGTGCAGTTTCTGTCCATCCTGTATTTCTGGTCTAGTATATCTCATTCCTATTCTCGCATGGGCTATTGGAAAAGTTTTACTTAGACTGAAGGTCACTGTGTCAATGCATTTGAAGTTTACGTCGAGGTGTATGTCTTTAGAGATAGTGTAGTAAGCACAGTCCAAAAGCACCGGCACTCCTTTGTCCTCACAGGTCCGGAGTATTTGATCCAGCTCATTATCTAAATTTCCTGTGTCACAGAATGGGATACTGAGAATCAGGGCGTCGTCCTCACCTAATTGGTCTGCACTGTCAAGGAATGACCATTCTATCCCTAATTGTTTTGCTACAACTATGTGATACAGATACTCACCCGCGAACATCCTCAGTTTACGACCACGGTGTCTCAGATAGAAACTGTCAAAGGCCTGTGTGGCACCTTGACTTATGTCTGGTTGAAAATTTTCAAGTCCACTGCAGGAATTAAGATCGTTACTCTGTATCCAACCTGCGAAGGATTTTTCAAATCTGGAGATGATATTGTCATCATAAAGTAGATCCCCCACGGCAGGTATTCGAGACACATGGTCTTTCATTTCCTCATCGTTAATCGAACGGGACCTGCTGTAGAATCCTCTCATTTTGTGTCTACATGAATCAAAGTCCATACCCCTATCTACCATTATTGCCCATGCTAATTCTTTCGCCTTGTTTAACGCCATTGTTCTATTACCCATTTGTCACCGGAATCCATTGGGTTAGGTTCCCCGTGGAACACTGCCACTCGATTCTCATCTGTTATTACCGGTGGTTTCCTAAAAAACCATTTGCCGGAACTGTCTCGTAATTTTGTGTCCTTGAATCCTATCATCTCCCACTTGTATGATCTTATCCATTCGTCGGGAAACCAATTGATATCTTTACTGGCTCTCTTGGTTATCCAGTCTTGGTCTCCGTGATTCTGTCGCATGATCTCTGATGACCTTTCTCTGAATTCATTCCATAGGTAATCCATTGTACCGGACTCCCAACGCATACAACTGGAGTTACTCAGTTTCCAGTCCTTTACCCTGCACCTGTTGAAGTCTCTGATGATCATGAACTTGCCTGGGTTGTGTGTGAACAGTGGATCTATGTTGTTGTGTATCACTACGTCAAGATCAAAGTACAGTATGTTGCCTTTCAACGGCATGTCAGGAGAAAACATCCATAACTTGCTCCACCATGTCTTGATCCATGGATCAGTTGGCAGTTTGATCACATTTATTTCAGGATCTAATCCTGCTGGATCGTCTGTGAGGCAATGGAACTGATGTGGCACTGTGGTGTGCCGTTTCACCATGCTGTTCAACACATTAGCATATTTAGAAACATACTTGTTGCCCCATTTAACGCATACTACGTGATTCATATCCAGTCCTCAGTTTCTCTATTTGTATTTCTTTCCAGTTTTTATCGTCAAGGGAGTACGGATAGTCACAGCAGACATCATCCTGACCAACCACCTTGATTGAAGTGATATCTAAATTCTTATTAATAATGGAATAAATTTTACTAAAGTCTGTTGTGCCAAAAGATCTGTCGAGATCGATCTGTCCTATTTTAGCGTATCCAAGGCAGAGTTTTTTATCCTGCCAGTTGTAGCCATTGTTTGCTAACCAGGATCTAAATCCTCCCATTTCTTTTCTTTTCCATTCAAATGTGTCCTCGTCTATAGTTCTACCCCACTCCACGTCAAACTCTCCGGAGTAGAATCGTTGGTGTGTGATAGTAGAACAAGTTGCTTCGTTCAAATTTTTTCCATCTTCATCTCTGTAAACCTCAAATAGAGTCTTTCCAATTTGGCTCCAGTGCAGATAGACGCCACCTAATTCTCTTCTGTATCTGTTATGCATGAACAGACTGAAATCATAATCTTCTAGATCGTATCTAGGAGCATTAATGAATGTGGTAATTTGTGAGGGCCTGATCCAATCCGGGTCCAGCACACTTTTACGGTATGACTCAACCCATCCTTCTATCTCATGGCAGATGTTGTTCAGTTGCCTTATCGCATACTTGGTTTCGTTGTCTGCCTGCAGGTATAAAGGTGACAATTTCCATGCCGAGCCCTGCAGGTCCTCAAAGTGCCTGTGCAACAGATTGCAGGCCTCGTGTTTTAAACGTAGTCCCGGCTTCTGCATTTCATCACCGTCAAAAATCATTCCAGTAGGTAACTTGGAACTGTACTGGAAATCGTCAGCCACAAATGGATGTATTTTTTCATATGGTGGATCAAACCGACACGAGTTAATCTGTGCTACCGCTTGGTTCAGTTCGTCCACAAGATATTTTAGATTCCTTTTCCCATCAGCATAACCTAAAAAACAGAAATTTTTCTCGAGAATCCTTTTTTTTGTCAGATTGTCACGTAAAGCATCTAACCATCTAACACCTAATGGTGTGTCATATACCTGTATAGTGTAGGAAACGTCTTTAAGTCCTACTTCTATTTCGTTATCTAAAAATTTATCCTCTAGAGTAGATGGCACTGTTCGCTCCGTGTTCCATACATTCCACGCTGTCCACAAAACATCTGCCATCTGTCTTTTCTCTGATCAGTTTGTCAGCGAATTCAAATGCGTGTTTGGCGAACATCTCAGCACCTACACCATCAAATATTCTCAACTCTGCTAGATCCAGTTGTTCCAATTCTTTGAATTTCTCCATGTGTGGGTCATCCTTGTCCAGTGCAAGTTTGTGATCGAAGTGATCTTCGAGCCATGCCTTGAGAGGTTTCAACCCTCCAAAGTCCACTGCCCAGTTCTTGTTGTCCAGGTCCTTGCAACCAAATGTGAATTTGAATGCCAGGCTGTAGCCGTGCAGTAGGTGGCAGTGTGAGTGATCTGCGTTGGGTTGTCTGAACACCGCAGATAGTCCTATGTTGTGTCCGTATGTTTTAGTTGAGTAGTAAGTCATCGTTTCTCCTTGTTTTGATGACTTGCAGAGTGTTTATAGAGGGGTGAAAGTCTTGAGTCCTCTCGATCATCAGTTCAACTTCTTGTCCAACTTCTGATCCATGTCTATCTGGAACGCTGTGTCTCTGATGCGATCCGTCAGTTCATTTGGTATATTTAACTCACCGTCAATGATGCTCTTGAGAAAGTGTATCATCACAGTGAACTCGTTTCTGTTGGCCACTGTCTCTGGATCTATGCCGTGTTTCTCCATTGCGTTCAGCATGGCCTCGGACACGTCTACAAGGGCAGTGATACTTTTCGAGTGTTTGTCAAAATGTGCCATTACGTGATTATGCTGGGTTTCTTGGGGACCTCAATCTTGCTGAACACCCGGTTGTACTCATCAGCGATCTTGTCATTGATGTGTGCTATGGAAATCAGTTTGTCGATTGCAATATTGAATGGTTCGTCCTGTTTAGCAGTGGAGAAAAATGTACCAAATGCCAATCCCTGTGGACCATTCATCAGCACAAGTGCCTTCTCGATACTGACGTATCGTGTGTCGGTCCTGCTAAGATATTTTGCGATGACTTCTTCCCCTGAAATCAATTTAAGAGTAACTAGATCTCCATCTTTTATTTTATCAAACATATCTCTTATTATAAACTATCCTACTAGTTTGTCAATGTATTTCTTCAACTCCTTGTCTTGTACATTAGGCGGAATGTGATCATAGAAAAATATCTGGTAACTGTCAGACCCGTACTTGCCTATGCCGTGTAGGTCGCTGGCTTCCTTCTTGTCCCATGTCAGATATTGTTCTGTCATCTTTCTTATTCTTTTTGATCTCACTTCCCACATGCCTAACGGTTTCAACATCTCTTGTTGGGTCTTCAATCTTCCACGCAAGTATGCTTGGGGATTGGGGTATCTAGCGAAAAGTTTTGGTAAGATTATTTTCACGTGCTTACGATATGTGAGATTAAGGCACATCACACCCACCATGTGCTTCCATCTCTTGTGTGGTGCTCTTATTTGCTGTTGCACCATTAGGTGATCCACCATTGGTTTTGTCATACTACAATTTTATATTGTATTACTTTTTTGTCAACTGGTTGTTGACCCATTTGGCCAGGCCTTCGTAAGTATCCTGGAAAACATTTTTATGTTCCTTCCATTCATCTGGCATTTTCCAATCTTCTTGGTTTACTATGATCCACCTGCACTCAGAGTGTTCGAATAATTTATTAAATTGGTATATCCAGTAACTAGGGTCCACCGGTCTTTTTATGTATGTGTAACCCTTTGAACCTTTGTATATATTGTTAACGTTCTCAGGCTCTTTTTTATCACCTAACCCCCAAAGATCCATTCCAACTAAAAAAATTGCCTTGGGTTTGAAGCTCATGCCAACAAGTGCGGCGAACTGTCCGGTGCCCCAGTGGAACTGGTCGTCCTGCCTTTTGTCACCTTCGTAAGGCAAGTCAGGAACTTTTTTTACATTGGGCCAGTATGCAAATTGTTGGTACCAATTTTCTCTTGTGAAGATTGTGGTATTTTTACCACATGTGTTTGCGGCCTCTTGGCACATATGTCTGTCGCAGGCAACCACATATTCCAAATTATGATCTCGGAACAGTGCATTACAACCAATCATTGTGGTCACACTTTTCAATGGAGTTAGATCAAATCCCCTCCTGCTTTCACCGTTACCTATTACACTTACAAACTTGGTCATAAACTTATTTAATCACCCCTTTAGACTGCTTTAGAGCAACGCACACTGCTGGTAAAAGACAAGTTGGAGCCGTTGTACATCTTACTGATTTCCGTTGATTAAATGCCATATGGTAAGGTATTTGTCCCAGGCTTTCTTCAGTGTTGGATATTTTCTTCTCAGTGCGATGGCCTCTGCCCCTACCATTTCTGCTTCTTTGTATGCCTGTTCTTCGTCCATGGCCTGCTGTGACTGTTCCACTAGAATCCTGTCACCATTTGGTAATTGTTCGTACACAGTCTCTCCACCATCGGGCGAAACATATATGGGATTGATTCTTCTTGCTTTCTTTGGCATCAGTAATATTGTTTGTGATCCGCACCTGGATGGGCGTGTCTCATTCCACCTATCTTTTTGGCATCACCTTTATGCCTAGGTATGAAGTGTATGTGTGGCCACATGATTGTTTGTCCAGCCGGTATTCCCATATTCATCCCAATGTTGAATCCGTCTATCTCTCCGGCTTTGATCCTTTCATTTCCGTAGTCGTATGCCATGCCGTAGGATCTGCCCACAAAGTGTGCGTTGTTCTCCTTGGGTATGAAAAGTTTGTGTCCCGGTACGCAAGGATACCTGTCATTGAAAACTAAAGTGAAATCTGATTCCATAATGGGCGTGTCATTGCCCACCCACACGCTCTCGTCTACACTGTCAACGGGTTCATATTCTTTCTTGTAGGTAAATTTTCGAGATCGCATTTGTTTTTATAATTCCTATCTTAATATTAATAGAATTTGGTTTGTGTTGCAATCTAATTTTTTCCCAAGTTTTGGTCTTTGGTACAGATGGATTGTACTCCCATACGCCTAGCAGATTTACCAAGGCTTTCCTGACCTTCTCTGCACCGCCGTGTTTCTGACACGTGTCTGATCTGCCAACATGTACAATTTTATTTCCGATCTTTATCTTGTACACACAAGATAAACGTATCCACTTGGTCTTGGGATTCTTGTGGTGTTTGATTTTGAAATCTTCTATGTGGTATAGGTCCTCGATACTGTACCATTTAGTATCTGGCATTCTTGATTCCTAGTTGTGCATAAACTTTCTGCACTTTCCTCGCCTGGAAGTAACAATCCTCTAAAGCATTGTGTAATCCCACTCTCTTCTCGTTGGGATCTCTAGGAACCAATGAAAACAAAGTCCTGGAATCTCTGATCTGCCAGTATTGCCACGGTTGCGGGTGTCCCAGTTGCGTGTATAAATTCTGTAGTATGGCGTAATCGAACAGTGGTCCTTGGCACCAGAAAACATCAACTCCCACGCTCCATTTGTTGATTGTCTTTATCATGGCATCCAGTGATATCCTGTCCTTGTCGCCCAATGCTTCTTCCATGATCTCAGGATCCTGCCTGCCCCACCAGTCCAGTGTGTCCTGCATCACGTCTCTGCCCATCTCTGTCTGTGAGTCAACATCCACACGGAAGTACATGCCCTGTGCGGGTTCTACAGTCGTGTATGGATCGAACTTCACACCACCGACGGTCAGTATCGTGGCATTGGGATTGGTGCTTAAGGTTTCCAGATCTATCATTGCGTGGATCATATGGAAATTATACTACAAAGAAACTATTTTGTCAATTCCGCACCACTCTAGAAAGTGTTTTGGTAAAAAACCTAGGTCCACTCCACGCTTCTTTGATATTTGTTTAAGATAATTTGCCAAATTTTTCCTGTCAAATTCACTTGGCTTTTTTTCGATTGCGTTAGACAATACTCCATTGAGTGGTTTCAAGTTTTCTCTACAAAGATCTTTTGATTGTTCGTCCATTACGTGTGGCAACATAAAGTCCCTGCTAGTTAAAAAGTTTGGTATAATTTCAAATCTGTCATTGTACACAGTGTAGAAGTTATGTATATCAAAGAAAGACAGATTAGACAAAGTTGATATAAATTTCACTTCGTACCCTTGTTCGGTAATCATTTCAACTCTCCTTTTGAAATCGTTCCATTGTAAGCCGTGTCTAATGAATTCAAAGTATTTGCCTGTGGCTTCTGCGGACACAAGAAACTTTATTTTTTTACCACTCATTGCTTTAAGTATACTTTGTAACCTGTTATCACTCACTCCAAGACCTGTAACAATGTTAATTTTCTTGTCATTAACAGTTTCCACGATTTTTTGAAGTTGATTATGCAATAAGGGTTCACCACCTAAGATTGTAAGATCTACAAGATCTTTAGCAATATCAATTTCATTTAATAATAACTTGAAAAACCTAGTTTCTGTACTACGATTTTTTTGTTTCAACTTTGAATAAAGTGTGCTCCACTGGTCATTTCCTATCGTCAGCCCGTCCAATTTATATTCACCGTTATTGCTGATGTCTTTGTACCATGCAGTGCTCCATTCCGGAGAGCAATATACACAGGCAAGATTACAGTCTGTGGACAATATAATTTGTAAACTTTTGAGAGGGGCATTAGGATCGAGTATTTGTTTTTTTTGTTTGTTTGTTTGCCTGTGGCTTTGTAATCCCTGCTCCTCATACTTGTAACAACCATGATGGCAGGATGCACAAGACTTATTGTCTAACATGAGTTTTCGATCCTCTAACATAGTGTCTGTGTGGAACAACCTGCCGGGATTGGCCTCCAACCAATCTAGATCAACCCGTTCGGGATAGGCCTTGCAACAGTTGTACAGCAATCTACTTTGCACATGTACCATCAGTTCGGTGAATTTAGCGGAACAATAGTAATCCATGCTGATATTTAAATGATGTTTGTATGGTGTGGAAAATTAGATGCTTGACTTGGTATTCTCAGGGTGGTCAAGGCTCAACGCAGGTTTACCGCCATTATCTATAAACGCCTTGTATTCTGCGTAGTCTTTCTCATCTAGGCAGTGTATCTCACCTGCTGATGATGTGTAAACGTCTCTCATGTATCTGCTAACTGGTAAGGCTTGTGCCATGCACTGATCATATGTTTGGAATTCAGCCGCATCAAACACTGCCTGACAGGCATCTTCCGCAAAACATATTATCATTACCATAAGGAATTTCATGCAAATATTTAAATCAGATATAGCAGAAGTTATACTATACTACTTCTTTTTTTTCTGTAAAGTACGTACTTTAGTCTGTAATCTTATCAGGTCGTTATCCAACAGTCTAACCCTGTCTATGAGTTTGATCAGTGTTGCTGATGTTGATCCAAGTTTTGGCTTGATCTGATTCACAATATAGTTGTAAAGATACCATATGAAGTATGCGAGGAAGAACACGGCTACAACAGGAAATCCATAATCATTTATCAGTGTTACTATGTCCATCAGTCTTTCCTTGCGTCCACTTTACCGTCTGCCCTTGCGATCCTGTCTGTGTCCACAGGCAGTCCAAGTTGCTCTGACACTTCCTGGTCAATTTTAAGTATGTCGTTGTTCATTGTTTTTACTCTGTTGTCTAGTTGCGTGATCACACTCTCAATGAAATTAATGCTACTGACAACTGATCCCAGAATGTACTTTATGATGACCATTATGAACGCACCAAGACCCACTGTGGCCGCTATGGGCATTCCAAGTTCCGCTACTAGATTCCAAAAACTCATTATGTGTGTATTTAATGTTTGTGCGTGTACACCTTGATTTCTTCAGTCTTGCCCTTGACAGTGATCTGGTCTATGTATTCAAAGTTGTAATTCAGTTTGGCGGCCTTGACAGTGTTCTCACCTATCACAAGTGTTTTACCAAGTGTCTTGCTTGAACTTTCAAGACGTGCGGCCAAGTTGACTGCGTCACCTATAACGGAATAATCAAATCTCTGATCAGATCCCATGTTACCAACCAACGCTTCACCTGTGTTTATTCCTATGCCTATTGCTATTGTTGGTAGGCCTTCCGCCGCCAATTGCATGTTAAGTTTTAATAATTCGTTTTGCATATCTATCGCGGCCTGTACAGCGTGTTCTTCGTGCTGGCCATCTTCTATAGGTGCGTTCCAAAATGCCATTATACAGTCGCCCATGAACTTGTCTATTGTTCCGCCGTTTGCTATTATCACATCTGTCATACGTGTAAGGAATCTATTGATTAATTTTGTTAGGCCTTCTGGATTACCTTTGTATTTCTCACTTATAGGAGTAAACCCTCTGATGTCACAGAACAAGAAAGTCATGTCCCTTTTCTCACCACCTAGTTTTAACAGTGAAGGATCCTTCTGTAATTTCTTGACCATGCCGGGATCCAAGTAGTGTTCGAACTGTTTCTTAATCTGTTGTCTTAGCCTGCTCTGTGTTGCAAAGTTGTTGTACACTGAATGGGACCAAATCAAAAACACAGACAGCATGATCCATGATGGGTCTACGAGAAATCCCTTGTTTGTGTAGGCCATGAATGCTCCATAGGCGACACCCACCTCCACAAACAATAACAGAGGTACAGCCAACAGCACACTGGTTCTTGGCAGTACGAGTATCAACAGCAACAATAAAAATGCCAGGAACACAATTTCATATGTGTCTGCCTGTGGTGCCCTAAACAGGTAGTCACCTGTCATTAATGTGTCAAGTGCCTGTGCTGTTATCATCTGGTCCGTGGTCAGTCCGTGTGGTGTGTACTTCAGCACACTCAAACCAGCGGCATCCATTCCCACAACCACTATCCTGCCCTTGATCTTGTCGTCGTGTTCTCTGCTGAAAACCTGCTCAACAGATAATTGTGTGTATTGCAACGGGCCTGCGTAGTTGATGTACATCTCAGCATTGTGATTCACAGGCACGCCTGCCTTCTTGCTGACTAGCACTTCGTCTATGCCATGAGGTTTTGCAATCACTTTAATTCTTTTTGATCCATTCAACAATCTAACA